CGGCGCTCACACAGAGACAATCCTTCGCCATATTCGGCGCGGAACCTTCTCAGCCTGCAAACCGCTTTCGGACCGTGGCGGCTGGAGGATTTTTGAAAAGCCTTTCCGCCAATGGTTGTCTGACCAGATCGGCGCGACCTCGAACCGGAGGCCCGCGAAATGAAGACTGCACGCCTCTACCTCTGCGAGGGCCGATGCCACGTCTTTGGAACAATCCGCGACACCATCGAGGCCGCCGGATTCGGCGATGCCCGCACCAAGTTTTTTATCAAACACCGAGTCAGCGCGACTCACGTCACACCCACAAAATTATGATTGATATCAACGACCCCGCATCCGTCTGCCGCTCGATCGGCTACTTCCTAACCTACCTCGGAACTATGGCCCCGCTCGTCGGTCTGGCTTGGGCAACATGGAGGCTGTCCAAGTGAAATTCTGGATTATCGAAACCGAATCCCTCGACGGCAGCATGAAGGAAGTCCGCGGACCCTTCGACACCCGAGCCGCTGCTGAGGCATGTATCCGCCGCGATTTTGAAGCGTGCTGGAATCAAAGCGAAATCCCGATGGATGACCGAGACGAGGATTGGTCAGGCACATGGCTCATCGTTGAACAGATTGCCGAGGTCAAGCCGGTGGCAAAGACAACACTCAAAACCGTTCTCGTGGAGGTTAAGGAATGAGCGCGACCGTGACATGGGTGGACGCATCTACTCCGCCAGACGCTGACCAGACGGTGCTGATGCACCATGGCGACGGCATGGTCGAAACCGGATTTATTGACGAGACCGGCTGGCGTTTTTGCAGCGGAGGAGCGGTCAACGTGCCGGTCATACACTGGGCGGACTTTCCGTTCCCACCAGAGGAGGACTCCGAATGACCCTTGCAGACCTCCAGACCATCGAGAACATGCACCAGCGGGGTGGGAACTTTGCGCGGGCGCTGGCTCATGCGGCGGCGGCGGCTGACCCTGACAACCTTGCCAAAATCAAGGCCACTTGGCCGGACCTTTGGGAGCGTTACGCCAACTGGGTAACACGGGAGGAGGCCGCAGAGTTATGAGCGCATCGTTTGCTATCTGCCTGGCCGTGCTGACCCTCGGGAGCTGCTTCGCATCTTACCACCTTGGGCGCGATTCCATGCGGCAGGAAATCAAGGACTACCAAGAGCGCAAACGCAGGTGGGAGGAATTCGACGATGAGGACTGAGACCATTCTCGCCATCGATCCCGGCACGACTCAAAGCGCGTTTGTCCAATACCGTGCGGGCGAGATTCTTGACCACGGTTGGATTCCGAATGCCGAGATGCGGCAGGTGCTCATCGGCCGCGAATATGACGCTGTGGCGATTGAGATGATTGCCAGCTACGGCATGGCGGTCGGGGCTTCGACCTTCGAGACATGCCTTTGGATTGGGCGGTTTACGGAGGTGGCTCGGGTGGAGCCGGTTCTTTGCTACCGCAAGGACATCAAACTTTTTCTCTGCGGCACGATGCGAGCGAAGGACGCCAATGTGCGTCAGGCGTTGCTCGATCTCGTCGGGCCGCAGGGAAGCAAGGCCAAGCCGGGCCAGACTTACGGCATCAAATCCCATAGTTGGGCGGCTTTGGCAGTGGCCGTTTTCGCTGCCGCAAACACGAAACAATGAAAATAACAAAAGGCAAGCAGACACGACCACAGCGCGTGGTCATTTACGGAGTGGAATCGGTTGGCAAGACGACATTTGCCGCGCAATTCCCTGCTCCATTGTTCCTCGACATCGAGGGAGGCACGGCACATCTGGCAACCGATCGCTGCGAGATTAACAGCTGGGCGGAGTTGGCCGGCGCAATCAAAGAAGTCGCCACAACCGACTACCAGACGGTGATCATCGATTCGGCGGATTGGGCAGAGCGTCTGTGCGTGGAAGACCTGCTCGCCAGCACCAAGAAGACGAGCATCGAGGATTTCGGCTATGGCAAGGGCTGGGTGCAAGTTGCGGAGCGCATGAGCCGATTGTTGACGGCCTTGGATTCGCTAATCGCGAATGGCAAACATGTCGTCCTTCTCGCTCACAGCAAGGTCCAGCGCGTCGAGCCACCGGACTTAATGACGGCCTACGACCGCTATGAGCTGAAGATGAGCAAGCAGTCATCGCCGCTCGTTAAAGAATGGGCGGACGAACTCTGGTTTTTCAGGTTCAAGACGAAAGTCGTTGAGTCAGAGAATGGCAAAGCCAAGGGAACCGGCGGCAAGCAACGCATCATTCTCACCACGCACTCGGCGGCCTACGATGCCAAAACACGAAGCGGATTGGCTGAAGAGTTGCCGATGGAGTGGGATTCGGTGGCGCATTTATTCGCTACAAGCGCAACGCCAAGAGCGAAAGCTGAACCGGCGGTGGTCGTGGTAGGTGCGGAGCATGTGCGTGCCTTCGAGCTGCTTGAAGCCAACGAGGATGCCGTCAACGCCTTCCTTGTCTCAAACAAATCCATTCAGCCAGGGCAAACATGGCGCGATGTCTCGGAGAAACTCCGCGCAAACATCGTGGCACGCCCGGAGGCATTGGTTGCCAAGGCTACCGAACTCAAGGAGGCGGCATGAAGGAGTTAAGCCCTTCATCCGCTCCGAAGCTGGCGGAATGTGCGGTCTTCGTCGGCGCATCCGGTTCGTCGGCCGCTGCGGAGCGCGGGACGGCTATCGACAAGGCGATCCGGTTGGCGATGGATGGCGACACGGCACCGATTGACCAACTGACCGGCGACGATCTGACCGCTGCCAACTGGGGCATTGAGACCCTTCGGCGCCTGAGCGGTGGCGAGCATGTGGAGACCCGAGAGGAATATCTCGCCATGGCAGTTCCGGGACTCTCCAAGCTCGGCACGGCAGATGCGATCTGCAAGCGCGCCATGTGGGTGGCAGACATCAAGACCGGCCAAGTGCGGAATTACCGCCAGCAGCTCGCAGCCTACAGTTTAGCCTGTATGGAAGATCATTTTGCCGAGTCTTGGACGGCGCATGTGGTCTATGTGGATCAACAGCTTGTGCGCAGCTACGACTTCACCCGCGCGGAGGCAGAGGCCACGACTCAGGCATGGATCAGCGCGGCAACGTCCCCGCTGGCTCGCCCGACCCCGTGCGAATATTGCAGCTGGTGCGCTAATAAAGAGACCTGTTCGGCGCTTGTCTTTCAAAGCAAGGCGGCGCTCGCAGACGTCCATTCGGTGAACGGCGATTCGCTCACCATCATCCGCGACCGCATCCTTGCTGACACCCAGCAGCTCAGCGACTTCGCCAAGAGATACAAGTTTTTCGAGAAGGAAATGGCGGAACCGCTCATCGATGCGCTGAAGGAACGACTCGCCGCCGGTGACGAGATCCCCGGCTGGAAGGTATCGACCAGCGCCGGCCGCGAATACGTGGAAGCTGAGGCCATCGCCAAGGCAAGCGCCAACGTCTCGAAAGACACGCTCATTCTCGCCTTGGGCGGAAAAATGAGCGCCAAACAATTTCGCCAATTCTGCGCCGATTCCGGCGTGGAGGTGGATGAATCCGCGGTGAAGGCAGGGGCACCCATAACCACCCTGCGCCAAACAAAAACCAAATAAATAATATGCCAAGTTACACACAAACAGAACCGCGCGAGACATACTTCGTTGAGCCGGGTAAATACGAAGTCGAGATCACCAACGGCGTCGAGAAGACATCCCAAGCTGGGAACTCAATGATCAAATTGACCTGCCGCGTCAAGATGCCAGACGGCACGAACGGGCCAGAGATCAACGAGCACCTGACCTTTACCGCGAAGGCCGCGTGGAAAATTGACCAAGTGCGCCAAGCACTCGGGCAAGCTGTCGTGCCAGGCGAAGATGTCACCATCGAGGCCGAGGATTTTGTTGGAATGTCGGCATGGGTGGTTCTCGGTGAAGAGGCCGGAAGCACAAACCCGAACGCGAGGTTCAATACCATCGAGCGGTGGCTCGAAGCCAAGCAACCCGCGAAGGCCACAGCCAAGCCGACCAAACCAGAAGACGGCGACGAGATCCCGTTTTAATCATTTCCTCGCTGAATAAGCAGGGGATCAAGGGGGGCCGCGCAATCCCAAAAAACGCGGAATTTAACAACCAAAAAAACGAGAAAAAATATGAATGCTGAACTTAAAACAATTACCCCACGAAAAAAATACAGGCAATCGAGCAATGAGTCGTTTGCATGTCGATACGCTTGCAAAGGAAATATCTAAAGGAAGATGGAAGGTAAATGGAGACACAATTTGCCTTAACGGGAACAGGTTAATAGATGGCCAGCATAGGCTCGCGGCTGTTGTTCAATCAGGCATATCAATACAGTCATTTGTTATCGAAGGTCTTCCATCGGATGTTTTTGATACAAAAGACATCGGGAAGCGCAGAAGCCCTGGTGATACACTTGGCGTTCGTGGGGAGCAAAACGCATGCCGGTTAGCTGCCGCCTTAGTCATGATTGATAAATACATGACTGGGCGAGTGGATAAAGCCGCTAGCTACAGCAATACAGAAATCAAAGAACTTTTAGAAAAATACCCTGAAGCTCGAAACTCCTTACAAACAACAGAAGCAGCAAAAAAGGGGCTACTGACTCCATCTGTCCTTGATTCATGCCATTATTTGTTTAGTAGGAAAAATTTACAGCTTGCAGATGAGTTTGTTCAAAAAGTCACGCGAGGAACTGGGATGCAGGAAGGTGATCCATGGTATGTTTTGCGTGAGAGATTAGTAAAGAATTCCCAAGCAAAAGCAAAGCTCCAAAAACCATATTTAATGGCATTATGCATTAAGTCTTGGAATTTTGCTCGGGCAGGAAAGACGGTTCGTTGTTTGCGCTATCGCGAAGAAGGTGCAAGCGAGGCATTTCCAGTTATTCAGTAAAAGCCCCCCCCATGCTCCCTGAAATCACCCTACGCCTGACCATCTGCTCGAACGAGTGCCCGATCGGCCCCCGGCTCGAGCGCGGGACACCGCTGCCCCCCTACCAGCACACTTACGCTCTGGAGGAACGCCCGCAGGCGGAGGCTGATGCGGAGCGCGTGCGCAAATACATCGAAACCCACCACGGGAAGCCCAAAAGGAAATGAATGACTTATTTACAGAAAACAAGCGATTGCAGGCAGAAGTTGACAAATTACTCAACGACAACATGGAGCTGACTGCCGTGATCCGGTCACTGCGCAAGAACGCTAAGGAAGACGCTAAAGAACTCGACAACGCACTGAGTGAGCTATGGCTTTGGAAAAACGGCAAGTATGAAAAGGAGCCGAAGGAATGAGCCATGCTCTCAAACATACCGCCCGTTTGCCTGTTCAAAATGTGCGCATCGAAAAACCGATATGCGACCTACCGGACAGCCAAGCGCAAGCTCAAACTCGCCCAGGAGGCACGCAGGAACAAAAACAAGTCGCTCCGACTCTACCAGTGTCCGATTTGCGACGGCTGGCACATGACGAAGCAGCTCATGACAACGAGCTGATGTTCACCCGCGAAGTGCTCTGCGCGATGATCAAGCAAGCGGTGAAGGACGCGAAGAACGACCGCGAATATGTGACAGCGGATAATAAGAGCAACCGAGAAAACAACCAACGCAGCGCGATCCTTTTTCTCAACTCGGAATTTTACAAGGACCTTTGCACGGCGCTCGGGCGTGCGTCGGGTGTCGGAATACCGGCGGATAAAATCACACTGGAGGCGCTGAAATAATATGGCTGGAGAATGGATCAAGGTGGAGAACCACCTACACGAAAAAATCGAGGTAGCGGCTATTGCTGACCAGACCAAAATGGACATCGATACGGTGGTCGGGAAGCTCCTGAAGGTGTGGGCTTGGGCGTCACGGAATTGTTACGCTGACGGCGTAACATCTGTTACGGCGCTGCGTGTTATCCGCGAAATCACTGGCTGCGGAGTCTTCGACGAAGCGATGGCAACTTGCGGATGGATTCGCATAAAAGGCGACAAAATCGAGTTCACAAACTTCGATCGACACAACAGCCAAACCGCTAAAGACAGGGCGCTTGCAGGCGCAAGAATGGCCAAGAAACGCGGTCACGATGCCGTTACGGAAAAGTTACGCTCAGACCGTAACAAATCTGTAACCAGAGAAGAGAAGAATAATAAGGGGTCTTCGACCCCCCAACCAGAACCGCAACGCTGCCTTTAAAAGACAATGCCAACCTACACCCCACAAAGAGCCGATATCATTGCGATGCCGCCAGCGATCCCACGGAACGACACAGCGGAGCGTGTGGCGCTCTCCTGCATCGTTCAGCACTTGAGCACGCTCGACCTTGCCACATGGCCAGACGACCTGTTTTTCAACCCCGCCAACAAACTCATCCTTGCATCGGCCAAAGCCTGCCACGAATCCGGTGCGCCTTCGAACGCACTAAGCGTCATCACCCACATGGAGACCTGCGGGACGCTCGACGCTGCCGGCGGACACCAGGCGCTCATGGACATTCTCGCAGCGTTCCCGACCAGCGATCCCGTGACAGCGCTCTGGTATCGTGACCAACTCCTGACCGCAGCCCGCTACAGGAAGGCCCAGGATTGCGCCAGCAAGGCCGCTGTGGCGTTTCGGACGATGGAGGGCGACATATCTGCGCTCTCGGGCGAACTCGCTGAAATTTCGGCCATGGTGGACCGCCCGCGCAAATCGCTCCGAGACACCATGGAGGAGTTTCTCGATGAAATCCAGAATCCCGAGCCGCTTGAAGCCTTCTCAACCCGCCTGCCGTCGCTGGACGGCCTGACCGGCGGCGGACCCAAGCGCGGCGAGCTCTTCGTGGTCGCTGCCGAGACAAGTGGAGGCAAATCGATCATTTTGCAACAGGTCGCTCTCGACGCGGCGGAAAAACTCAAGCATGTGCTCCTATTCTCGCTCGAAATGCCTGCCAAGCAGGTTTTCAGCCGCATGCTCTCGAACTTCACCGGCCACAGGGTCAAGTGCGCTGCCGAGGGCATGTTGGTCGAAGACCTGGCACGAGTGAAACAGGGGATCTCCCATTTCAAAAAAATGAACCTGCGGATCGAATCCGAACACACCGACTGGGAGTCTATCGAATCCGCAGCACGCGAAGCGGCCGGCAAGGGTGAGCTTGACGTCTTGGTAGTGGATTACATCCAACTCGTCCACCTTCGGACCCTCGGCAAGAACGAGACGCGCGAGCAGCACGTTTCGGAGATCACCCGGCGGCTGAAGGCGCTCGCCCTCCAGCTCAACATATGCGTCGGCACGGCCAGCCAGCTCAACGACGAAGGCCGTTTGCGCGAATCCCGCGCGATCTCGCACCACTCAGACCATGTGTGGATCATCGCCAAGGGAGACGAAGGCAAGGTGCTGCGCGTAGACAAAAACCGCAGCGGTGAACGCGACAGATCGGTGCCGGTCATTATGCACGGACACATAGCACGATTCGAGGAGGGCAAATGAAACCCTGCCCGAAGTGCCACAGCACGAGCCACGTCTTAGACAGCAGGCAAAACAACGAACACACCTACCGAAGAAGGCACTGCAACAAGTGTTCCCACGCCTGGACGACATACGAAATCCACGGAGACGAATTCGACAAAGTGCAGAAATACAACCACCTCAAAACCATACTTAGCGAACACCTACAATGATCTCAGCCTCACCCGCAGAAGCAGCCCGCCTTTTTGAAAAGAACGGCGGCGTTTATTGGCCCGACATGGCCGACGAAATCGACAGCCCCGAGGAGATATTGGCCGACTCGCTGGGCATCTCGATCAAAGCCGCCGGCCTTGTCCTCGCTCACGTGGAGAACGAAGTGCGCAAGAATCAGGCTCTCATCCTCGGCAAAGTCATCGGCCTTTTACTCAAAGCAAGCAACCTGCCGGCCATGGCGCACGCTCTGGCATTCGCCTCCGGCCTCGATCAACTCAACGGCGCACGGTCCCAGGCTGAAGTCGCCCGAGAGCTGGGAGTGACACGCGCTCTACTCAGCCATTACACGCTCGGAGTGCGCGATGTCCTGAGCGGCAAGGATAGTTCGTTTGAATGCACCAAATTCCGGAAGAGCCAAGCCAGCCGGGCGACATTCCGCGCCAAGGCCACAGACCCATTTACCGCAGCTAAGGCAGCGGCAATCGCAAAACTAAAAACACAAACAACGAAAACATCATGCAACTAATCGACCAAGCCATGTTCACCCTTGCCGGGCTGAACCTACCAGAAAACCTAACCACAGGCGAATGGGCAGACATTCACAAGGACATCTTGACCTGTAAGCGCGCCGCATCCAAGTGGCTGCAACAATCCCGCGACTATAGCAATGGACGCTGGGGCATGGAGTTCACGGCGGACACCGAAGCACAACTGGAGCTTGATCTCGGTCTTGCCCTACCCGAAGCCAAGCCCGCCCTCAACCCATCCGACAAGACCAAGGCAATCGTCACCATCGAAGGTTTGTCGCAGTCGTTTATCCTGTGGCAACGCAAGATGTCGGACGAGATCCAAGGCTGGGACAAGGACAAGCTGACCCGCGCTCTCGACCTCCTCGAACCAATGGAGCGCGAGGCCAAGCGCGTGCGGGAGCTACTGGAGAATGTATGATTTACGAGACACGCACAACCAAGGTCACAATCGTGCCGAAGGGACAACCGATATTCAACCAAGAAGCAACAGAGGTCGAGATAGTCGACGAGGCTGGAGGTGAATACGTAGAGGTTCGCCAATGCAGTGATGCCTGCGACGGCAAGATAGCCATCACGCCACTCGAATGGCCTGAGATATTTAAGGCGATTGACTTCATGGTATCGCAGTGCAGGGACGTGGAGGATCAACCGTGACTGACACACCCGAGACGGACGCCGCCGTCATCG